CCTCCCCGGTTAAAACACTTGTCGCGACAATTGGCCTGCCAGCTATAGGAACCTTTATTCCCTTCGAAACCGCATCCCTGACATTTTCTAACTGCGTTCCCCATTTTAAATTATCGGCCCTATTATCAAGCTTATTATCGTTTATATGCATTACAACACTATCTTCAAAGGGTTGCGGACCATGGAAAGCTGTACAAATTAATTTATGAACAGATACATTTTTTGATTTTCTATTCAACTCCAACATAACCCGTAAATAACCCCTATTTGATGGTATTTGAGCTAAAGTTTTACCCAACCTTCTTTTCTTTCCCTGCCAACTATTTACAGTTCGATCTATTGTTCTTACATTTCCTAAACTACTCACTTGGTGACTTAATTCATATCCGGGTAATGCTATCCAATTTTCCATTCCCAAATTTAATCATAATTTCAACTCCTACGCATTTGTGTCATTCACAAATTATTCCACTTTTATTTCGCATGAACTACACTCATTAGCTCAATCCCAGTGACGTTGCCGGTATCAAGCTGCGCAGGCGTTGGCCCGGCCAGATACAGATAAGCACCTGCAGTTGCAAAGGCTGTTGAATCGTATGTAACGGTTAACAGGCCATCGCCGCCCACATTGTACACGATTGATGTAATGGGTAAAGACGTGCCAGTAGGCGCCAAAGCTGCCGTTGCTGCTGATTTAGCGGTGAACTGAGCCACCAGCGCAGCGATAGCCGTTCCATAATCAGGTAATACATTGTAAGAGCCGAGCAATGAAGCGCCGGGGATTAATACACTGTACTTATAAACGTTCGATGCTTTGGAAACATAAGCCAGCGGAGAATCAAGCAGGCTTTTTACATCCTCAATGTTTTCATCGATCTGAACATAATAAGAATTATCCAGGTATTCGGAATTGGAGAGAATAGAAAGGGTGATCGTAACAACGCCTTCTTCAACGTTCTGACCAGTGGCCAGTTTACCACCGCTGAAGCTCATTTTTGCCTGGTAACCGGTGAAGCTGGTGCCTGATTTTGTACCCCACATTACACCGTTGGCGTCATATTCCAGTACGCGAACGGTTTTGTTTTGGTAAGTGCGGTAGCGTTTCAACAGGTCAGATCCTGCAAATACCTTTATGGTATATTTCGGCCGGCCGGCCACCAACACCACAGAAAAGCCAAGACCCAGCGAACCTTCTTTATCCGCTTCGGAGTTATCAGAAATATCCTGCGCCTCTTTAATAGGAAAAACTTTGTTGGATGCGTTTTTGGACAGCTTAGAATTTGCTACCAGGGCCGCAAAAAAGGTATTTTCATCGGTATAATCGCTGGAGCCAAAAACTCCGTTGAATATAAATAATTTTTTAAGTACGCCTTTGGACACATCGCATTCCAGTTCGCCTGTATTGCTTACTCCGGCTGTTGCGCATAATGATAATGCCATGGTGTTTAATTTTGTATTTTTAAGTTAAAACCGGATATTCCCTTCCGGCATTACAATTATTATTTTTCTTAATACCCAGTTTTGGTATTCTTACTCTTATCGCATCAACAAATCTTCCGAGTGCATTTTCTTTATCCGATCCTCCTGTTGTACCAAGTCCCCAAAAAGGCAATAATTGCATCGTATGTGGTATTCCACCTGGTATTAATGAAAACCAACGCTCGCGGTTTATCTCCTTTACCAATTGGCCGTATATCGGTAATAATCTCAGTTTGAAGGAAGCGTCATCCCGCTGTTGCTGTGTATAAGTGTTGTCCGTTCCAACCATGATATACAAATCCACGCCTTCAGCCTCTCCGTACACCCGCCAGTTGCCGGTATTTATTCTAACAGGCATTTCCAGCCATATCAAAGAATCTCCATTTTTTAGCCACGTATTAGCGTCTACTGATCTGCTGGCCTGTTGGTGCAATCCCTTCTCAAAGAACACTGGGAAATTGTCCGGGTAACGGTTGTTAAATGTTTGACTTACCCTGTTTACGATGTCTCCAATTATATCGGGTAAATACGGTGTTACCATGGACTCAATCCTTTTATTGTTGGCAGACCAGCCGTTTCGTCATCCTGTTCCCCTTTTAAACTATCAATTCTCCTTTGTATCGCGGCCCGGTCAAACTTTATCGAAAAACTTGGATCTGCATTACCTGTGTCGGGCGTAGAAAGCAACATTTCAAGTACATAAATAGCTGCTTTTCTTACCGGCAGTTTATAGCTGATATCATACGTTGCCGTCCCATTTACATCAGCATCTATCAGCGCCCCTTCTATGGTATTATCATCAGATGGTGCATTACCGAGCAATGATTTTAAGCGCTGTTTATTGGTCATCTATTAAACAAATGGTCCTGCAAATACAGTATCAGTCTTTAAAATGAAAATGCCATCTACATTCAACACCGGGAAAGCGTTCATCTCCATACCGGTAAACTCTACCAGCGGATCGTTTTCTCTCCATTTGCCCACCAGTGTAGGGCCGTAATTGGCGTATTCTTTACCGGTTACCTGGTGCAGGCGTTCCATCGGAACAGCATTTGCCAGGACACCCAGTTTACCCGCTGGTGCAAATACAACGTTATTGGCATTGAATGGTTGAATGAATGTTGGCAGGCCGTCTACCTCAATCATAGCAGTGTAATTCACTACGATGATAGGAGGCCAGTTATTGGCGCTCATGTACTCATTCACATTGTCCAGTGTTACTGCAAAAGATGTGTTTGCTTTGCCTGTGTTATAAAATCCGGACAGGTAGCTTTTCACCTGCGTTGATTTTTTGAAATACACCCATAGCGTATTGCTCATGTAAATCGCGCCGAATGTGCGGCCACGCAGGTTACGCATGGCGGTGATGAAATTATCAATATCATCAATCGGGGTAGAGGTTGTTACTGAACTCCACACGATAGGCACACCCTGCATCTGGTAAGACTGCGGTAGCAAGTCTATCGTTCCAAAGGCGGCACCATCAGGGTTTAGCGTGTTGGTAGTGTCTACGGTAAGGGTAGACATCGCCTGCAGCATCATAATATCCACGCGTTTATCGCCGGATACTGACGCTTCCTGAACATCCTTGATAAGGAAATTCTGTAAGGCGAGTTCAGATCCCTGTAAAGGCAATGCGCGAAGTACTTCGAGTGCACGCATGTCGTCCTGGTTCATGCGGAATTTTTCCTTCATCGCAGGTATTTTACCGCTGTAACGCTCAACCTTGTTCCTGGAACGCAATGGGGCGGGTGCATCGCTATCAACGATAGAGGCGGCTGCAGATATCCGGTCGCGTCCGATAACATCGGTAAAGTCCAAACTCATTTGGGGTAGACCTTGTGTCAAGTAGTTACGCCAAATCGATTGCTGCCCCAGTACATCCTGCGACTGGTCGATAATAAGCTGAAGGTTCTGGCTTGACGCCAAGTCCCCAAAATATGAAGGGATAATCATTGTTTACTTATTTTGATTGTGAGAATATGATTTTGCTTAATCCTGTCAATGCGGCAATACCTGCGTTGTAACCACCGGGCATGCGGCGTGCGTAAATAGTACCGCGAATAACCACCGATATACTTTCGCCGGGGTTTGCCAGCGTATCATCGTATAACAGGCCGTTTGCAGCGGGATAAGCCGATGCGGTAGCGCCTGTTGCGGTGCTTGCATATACGCCGGCACCAACTGAGCCGTTACCGATGGTGGTGCCTACTGTTATCAGGTCATACGCTGTATTGGCTGGGTCGATTGCGGTGATTGCATAAGCAGCACCGCCTGTACCAGCAAATGCGATATAATCGCCTACTTTAAAACCACTGCCTTTATTCAGGCGGTAAGTGGTCGGCGATCCAGTAGCAGCAGCCTGCAAAGAACCATTGCTATATACAACGGCAGTTCGGGCCGCCTCATCGTAAATAACAAGGCTACCTGCCTGCAGCAAGGCGCCAGCGGTAAGGCCGGTAGTAACAAGCGCGAAACCGCCCTGTACAAGCTGAATATCTTTATCAAGCCCCTGCCATACCGGTATGCCGGTCGAACCCAGTGTTCTTGTAATAGCTAATGCCATTGTAAAAAGTTTTTATTGTTAAAGTGTTCCTGGTGTATTTATTACAAAAGATTTCCCGTTTGCTGGTGCCACCGCTGCCTGCTGTGTCTTATTCTGCGCTTCCAGTGTTTGTTTCAGCGATGCACTTACAGTCGGTGTTCCTGCTGGTGATTGCGTTCCCTGTTTGGGAGCCGCTAATGCAGCCAGTCCTTTTTCGGTTAATGTTTTATCCAGTTCTTTTGATTTGGCTGTTACCTTTTCAATGAAAGGCGTAACTTCCTCATCTGTTTCCGGTTGCTTCCAGTCTGCCCAGTTCACCAAAGGATTTGCATCCTTCAATTTTTCTTTTAACTGAGACTGAATGGTTGTCTGCGCTTTATCAGCCTTCAGTTGCTTTATCTCTGTCATTAGCGTTTTTGCCCATGCCGGAGTATCATCAACTGGTGGCGCATCTGCGCCTGTTTCAATTTTTTCCTCTTCTTTTGGGGGAGTTTTTAGAGCCTTCAGCTTGGCTTCTGCAGCATAAACTCTATCGTCGGCTTTCGCCATGTCTATGATGTAGTCGCTGTAAGTCTCAAGAATCGTTTCGATTTCCGATTCGTCTTTAATTTTTGCTTCAAGTTTAGCTGATAAATCATCTAACCTTTTCGTGCGTAGGTTTAAAGCCGGGTGCTTCGCCTTTATCGCTGCGATTAACTTCTCTTTCATATAATTAAGAACTGTTTACTCTTTAGTGGGCGCTATTTATGCACCAAACTATTTACTTACCGGCTCACCCGCTGATAAACCCAAGTCCGCTGCCGGCTCTTTAATTTCATCAACAACGGTGATAGTAAGTTTTTTCTGTACCTGCTGTGAAGCGTTTAAAATCAATATGATTGATTTGCCGGGTTTAGCGGCTTTCAATTGTGCATTGCTTCCAGTTACAGTAATATCCAATACGGGGTCGTTGCTTGAAAACCATTCTGCTTCCGGATCGGTAGAATCTGTCAGTAGTTTAAATTCCTGACCTGTAACAACATCAATTTTTGTTACATCATACACTTTCGCGAAATCAAAAGAAACATCAACCTGCATGGTGAAATATTTAAAGGGCAGTTATTAGCCGCCCATATTATTTAAACTTTTGGAACTGCTGCATCAGCAACCAGGCCGAGGCTTTTAGCCTGTGCGTTGGTAACTGTTAAGGTTACGGTATCCTGTAAATCTGTAACGCCTGCGCCCAAATCGGCATCTGCATCAACCATGTAAACAGTGTCGATACCATCTACTGCATCAGTGCTTACCAAGAATGCGCCAAGGCCATCAGCGTCAGGAACTACAGTGCCGTTGCCGGATACTACTGTCCATTTTGGAGCGCCATCCAAAGCAGCAGCGCCACCGGTAGCTGTTACCGGGGCCAGTTTAACATGAATTTTTTCTTCAGTTGTGATTGTGAGTGCGAGAGGCATAAGAAATATTTTTAGTGAGTTATTAACCTTGTGTGGAAATTATTTCGGTAGTAAAAATATATTTGAAATTTCGATATGGCTGTTTATTGTATACCATTTACTACCTTTGTAAACGTGAATCTTCATTTGATTGCGTAATCGCATCCATTAAAATTTACGAATGAAAAATAGTTCTTCTATTGGCGAAAAGCCTACCCCGTTAAGACTTGGCCCGGTAGCCAGTCATTTGCAAATGTCAGCGT